CATCGCTGGCGTTGCTACTGACGTCATCAGCCAGTACATGAACCGCACCGAGAAGGTCTACGATTCGCAGGACGATACGTTGCTCAACCCCATTGGGTACGAGGATGGTGGAGAGGCTCTCGAAAGTTGGGTCGCCAACACCCCGTTGCCCATCCAGTGGCACATCGTCGCCAAGCAGTACCAGCGGCGGTTGCCGGGTGGTTACGAGGAGCCTGCCTGGAGGCCGAAGAGGCACCCCGGGGCCGTCAGGTACGTCCATATCGACCCGTCGTTGACGGCCGATAGCTCGGGCATCTGCATCGCTCACATCGCTGGTTGGACCGAGGTGGTTCGGAGGGACGCCGCAGGTGATGAGTACAACGAGCTTGCACCGCGTATCGAGACGGACCTCGTGCTACAGGTCGTCCCGCCGCCTGGCGACGAGATCATGCTCTCTGATCTCAGGGGGATCATCTACCAGTTCATCGAGCACGGGTTCCAGATCGGCTACGTCTCCCTCGACAGCTTCCAGTCGGTCGACACCATCCAGCAGTTGAAGAAGCACGGCATCGAGGCCGAGGTGGTCAGCGTCGATAGGACATCGGAGCCATACGACGTGCTGAAGGCGGCGATGTACGAGGACCGCTTCAGAATGAGTCGGCATGAGATAGCCCTTCGGGAGTTCCGGACGCTTCAGCGGGTGCCTAGCGGTCGAGGAAGGGTCAAGATCGACCATCCCAAGAGGAATCCGGATGGGTCGCCTGGTTCGAAGGATGTCGCTGACGCAGTAGCCGGAGTGGTGTACTCTCTCACGCAGCGAGTTCCAGGACGACCGATGCCTCCAATGATGAGTACACGCGAGGGATTTGATGAGAAGCAGGACGATTCATGGGTCACCGAGGGTCGTGTGCTCGTGAAGGCAGAAGGAAAACCGAAGAAGCCACCGAGCATCACAGGAACGGGAGGCATCGGGTCGCAGGGCCATCCGATGCCGTTCGTCAAGGGGTAGGTCTGTAGAGTGGCAGACAAGAGAACAGGGCTCTTTGAGGGGTTCGCAAAGGGAGCGGGGCAGGCCGTTCGTTCCTTTTTCGCTCGGTCGTCGCAGCAAGCAGCTTTCGACCTCAGGAGAGGCGGCACGCCATCGGTTGAGCGTGCTGGGATGCCGTACACCCTCGTCAGCCAGTTTGGCTATGACACCCTCGCCGAGCACCTCCGAATCGATCAAGATCTTCAGGCGCGCTACACCGACGCCGAGGAGATGGATGAGTACCCCGAGATTTCGGTGGCGCTCGACATCTACGCTGACGATTCTTGCACCCCGGACCTCGACAAGGAGCAGGCCATCTGGGCTGTCTCCAAGGACAAGGCCGTTGCCGACGAACTCAATGATGTGTTGCACAAGAAGCTTCTCATCGAGGACGACATTTGGGGTAACACCCGGACCCTTTGCAAGTACGGAAATAGCTTCGGTGAGTGCCTGGTCGACGATACCGGTCTGATCGGCATCAACTACTTGCCACCTCCGACGGTCCGGCGCGTAGAGAGCCCCAGGGGCCAGCTACTTGGCTTCATCCAAGACGTCCGAGGAGAGTTCAACATTTCACTGGAGGACTTCTACACGCTCGCCCAGCAGCGTGGTGAGGCTTCTGAGGTCATCCGTGGTCGAGCCCCGGGCGAGCTGTCAGTTTTCGAGGATTGGGAGATCATTCACTGGCGTCTCAGGGGTAAGCACCTTCGCAGCATTTATGGGCATGCCGTCATCGATCCGGCCCGTTGGATCTGGAAGCGCCTCTCCCTTCTCGAAGACGCTCTCCTCATCTACAAGCTAGAGCGTGCTCCGAGTCGGTATGCCTTCTATATCGACGTCGGCGAGCTTGATGCAGAGCGCGGTCTTGCCCACGTCAATCGGGTCAAGAACGCCTTCACGAGGAAGAAGTTCGTCAATCCGAGCACCGGCAAGCTCGACATGCGCTACAACCCGCTGGCGCACGACGAGGACTTTTTCGTGCCCGTGCGCGGGGGCAAGCGCACGACCGAAATCGAGGTCATCCAGGGTCCGGACTACACCGAGACGGACAGCCTTGAATACCACCGAGACAAGCTCGTTGCGGCTCTGAAGATTCCGAAGGCCTACATGGGCTACGGCGGCGAGCCGATGCGGGGCGCGCTGTCGTCCGAGGACATTCGTTTCGCTCGCACAGTGATGCGGATTCAGAGGGTTGAGCGCGGTGGCTACCGCAAGGCCATGAGGATTCACCTCATCGCGAAGGGTTCCGATCCGGACAAGATCGACTACGACATCCGAATGAGCGTGCCGAGCCAGATTCTTGAACTGGCTCGCATGGAGGTCATGAACACCACTGCTCAGTTGTCTACGCAGATGAGTGAGCAGGTGAGCACCCGTTGGCTTCTTGTCCACCTCTTCAAGTTCAGTGAAGATGAGGCCGCCAAGGTCATGGAAGAGAGGAACGAGGAGCTGCTCAAGCGTGGCCAGGTGGATGCTCAGATCCAGATGCTTCAGAATGCAGCAATGGGTGGCGGTGGTGGCGGTGTGGAGGCTGCGACTGGTGACGAGGTAGCATCAGGTGGTGCTCCTGCTTTGTCCGAGGTGCGGCAGATGGAGATGCGGCTGTCGCGTCTCATCAAGGCAGTGCCTCGGTACAACTGGAAGCATGAATTCGAAAAAGGAAACGGGGCGAGTGAGCGACGAGCAGCAGAGAAGCTCGACCGCCTTTTGAGTGAAAATGTGGGCCTCAGCAAGCGGATCAGGGAGACACAAGGTTTGCTCATGGAGGTCCGTCGGGCGATGCGTGATTCTCAGGCGTCAAGCTCTTACTAGGGCAACGACTGCTTGACAGACGCGCTATCATAGCCGTAGGTTAGCCAACATACTGAGGCTGACTTACTTACTTGGGTGTCATGGCGAAAAAGCTCGTAGATGCCGACTTCCTTGCCAAGCTTCTTGAAGGGAGCTTCGAGGCGTCGATGGAGCGCGTTGACGAGGCTGTCGCGGCCCACCCCGAGTTGTTTGGCGGGGGGGACGTCGAGATCCGCACCATCGGGACCTTTGCTGGACACGCCATCGTGATGAACGAGAATGGCGAGTTCTTCCGCATCGAGTATGGTCGTGGCGATGACGGCGACTTTGCCATCGGAGAGGTCAAAAAGATCGCCGTGCCGGTCAAGGAGGCCTCACAGCTTGGAGAGGACACCCGGACCGAGGCCCATCGCGCCGTCGAAGCCATGTTGGCTGGTGACCATGACGAGGCCACGAAGCGTGTCTCCTCCCTCTTCAATCTCGTTTCCTCAGGCGTGAGGCTCACCGCCGAGGGGGTTGAGGATGATCTCGTGGAGTTCCTCAGCACTGACTGCGGATGGGTTGACGCCATTCGTGACAACGAGGAGTCCATCTCGGGTTTCGTCGGGGCCGAGGCCAACCGGGAGCTTCCCAAGCCGAGGTTCGAAGACGTCATTGAGATTTCGGAGAACGAGGACCAGATGAGATCGGCGGTCCGTTCGCGTCTTCGGAAGCTCCATGACAGCTTGGCTATCATGCAGGGCGAGATCTCTTCAGCCAGGCAGGTGGACGGTGGCTACACGTTGCGAACTGAGGGGGAGGCCGATGCCGAAATGGCGTCGAGTGACTTCGTCGAGTTCGTGGACTTGTATGCCGATGATCTGGACGCGACGACCGGGCTTGTCGAGGATGCCCTCTCGGTGTCTGAGGACGGGTCGGTGGGCAGCCTTGCGCGGATCCACGACGGTGTGGCGGCGAGGGCGAGGGAAATGGGTCTGGCGGCGGCTTTCGCATCGAAGTTCGCCCGTCGATTCGAGGCGCCTCACGAGGCGTAGGTAGGGAGGTCGAGGGGAATGTTCAATCGAAGGGACGTGCATGTCCGTCCGCTGTCGGAAGAGCTTGAGGAGCTTGGGCTCGACCCTGACAAGGTGATGGGCGACATCGAGCGAGTGTCCGGCAAACTCATTGACGGCGGCAGCCCGCTGACCAGCGGTGCCCATCTCGTGGAGGAAGCCGAGGCCGTGGCCGAGGCCGATCCCGAGGTGAACGACGACGACCTCTTCTTCGAGGACGACGACGAGTCGGAGGGTGAGTACACCGACGAGCAGCTCGAATCCATGGAGTTCGACGATGACGTCGACGATGAGCTTTTGGAGAAGAAGCTCGTCTTCCGCAAGCGCGGATACCGGATCAAGAAGGTCAAGGGCAAGAAGAAGCTCGTCAAGGTGACGCAGAAGGAGAAGCGCGTCGAGAAGGCCACGCGAATGCACAAGCGTGGCACTCTCCGGGCCGCCTCTCGCATGTACCGCAAGCGGTTCGCGTCGAAGATCAAGAAGCGCGCGAAGGTCCGCAAGCGCAAGCCGGCCAAGAAGGGCAGGCAGGCCATCTGGCAGAGCGACGTCTCTTCGGCGCTCGCCAACCTCCGCGAGGATCTGGAGGCGAGCGGCGTCACGACAGGAGAGCCCAGCCCCTACGAGGAGGCCGCTCTCAACGCTGGTTATCTCGCTCTGCTTCTCGGCGAGATCTTCGAGTCCGTCGGCGACGCTGAGGCTGGTGAGATGCTCCGCTCCATGAGCGACTCGGCCGCGACCCTCTCCGAGGCCATCGAGGCGAACGGAGGCGACGTCACCGAGGAGATCGAGGCCAAGCTCTCCTCTCTGCTGGAGGGTGTCTCCAAGGCCATGTCGGCCCACGAGAACCTCGGCGAGCCAAGCCTTTTCGAGGCCATCGAGATGGGCATCGAGAACGGACTCGTTGAGGACATCGACGAGGACGAGGACGACGACATCGACGAGGACGACGAGGACTTCTTCTTCGACGACGACGACGACGAGGAGTAGGCGTTCTTCGTCGCCTGACGTGTGGTGGAGATGAACCTGATTCCCGTAGATCTCCTGTTGGAAGTCGCCAAACTGCGGCGACGTAGTGTTCGGCGGGAGATCTTGGGATTCGGGGGAACGCTGAGGGATCGGATAGGGTTCGAGCGGAAGGGCGAGCGGAAGATGTTCCCCAAACGGAAGCGCCCGAAGCAGAGGCACGGGGACCTACTCGCCAGGTCCAAGTTCCGCTCTAGCGAAATTCGGTCGAGGTAGGTCGACGATGGCAGAGATCCTCATTGACACCATTCCTCTGATGTCCTTCACCCTGGAAGAGTCCACGGACCCGACCAAGAAGGGGAAGATCATCGCGAGGGGTGAGTTTGCTCGTTCCGACAAGGCGACTGAGAACAAGCGCCTCTACAGGAGTCACCTGTGGCGTCGTGAGATCGGTCGGATTTCCGAGGCGATGAGTGACCGCCGGACCTTCGGTGAGCTTGATCATCCTGCCGATGGTCGCACCAGACTTCAGCGGGTCAGCCACATTTTGACCGGCCTCAAGGTTGAGGGCAATTCCGTTATCGGAGAGGCTGAGATTCTCGACACTCCAAACGGACGAATTCTCAAGACCATCATGGAGGCTGGCGCCAAGGTTGGTGTCTCCTCTCGTGGTTTCGGGTCCACCAAGACTAACGCTGAGGGTAATGAGGAGGTCCAAGAGGATTTCCGGCTCGACACGTTCGATTTCGTCGCGGACCCTGCAACGAAGACCGCCTACCCGCAGGTGTTCCATGAGGAGCGTCAGCGGATTCCGGAGGATGACATGGGGCTGACCCTGGTGCAGTTGAAGGAGAACTATCCTGGTCTGGTCAAGGAGTTGACCCAGGAGACGTTGGTCGACATCGAGTCAAGGGTCGAGGGACGCCTCAAGGATCGGTTTGCCGGGGAGCTTCGCCGTCAGGTGGAGCAACTCACCGAGGCGGCCGAGGAGCGTGTTCGCAGTGAGATGTTGTCCGACCCCGAGGTGGCCAGCGCGGTCCAGATCGTCGAGCGCATTGCGTCGATGGTCCACTCCTTTGGGAGCCCCGTAGCTCACCAGCAGGAGGTCGAGGAGAAGGACACCGAGATCAAGCGGCTGAAGGACGAGCTTGCCGAGCGTGAGCTTGATATCCAGGCTGCGAAGGCCGAGGGTACCGAGCTGGGCAAGCTCGCCAAGGAGGCCGCCTACCGGCTTCACATCGAGCGGAAGTTGGCTGGCGAGAGTTCCCGCGAGGCCATCATCAAGATCATTGGCGACGTCATGCAGTACGAGACCACAGAGGCTCTCGACGCTCGCATCGACGCCGTGAGCAAGGAGCTTTCGTCCGCGAAGGACGACAACATCGGCGAGGAGAATGAGGCCAAGGAGGTTCTTGCGACGAAGATGCAGGAGCTTGAGGCCCGTCTGGACAAGGCCGAGGAGAGTGCCAAGGACTCCGCGAAGCAGGTGAAGGAGGCCAACGAGCGCACCCACAAGGCCATCGACATCGCCGAGCATGCCCAAGTGGAGGGCTTCGTCGAGGGGCTCGCAGCAAGTCACCCGGATGGTGACAAGTTGCGGAGTCTGTGTGAGGGCGCTGGCTCCGTGGAGGAGGCCCAGCGTATCATCGACGGATTCGAGGCGGCACCGCCTGTCAGGATCCGTGATGATGACGAAGCCCAGCGTATCCGCGCCAGGGTTGCGAAGGGCAAGGAGAGGTCGTTGGAGGAAGACACCTTCGGCGGCGGCAAGAACCGAGGAGACAACGGTCAGGCAACGGACCCGTTGAAGGCCATCGGACTCGACCTCAACGAAGAGGAGTTCGAAGAGCTTGCCGGGACCAGGGGCCTGGAGTCCTAGCGACAGGGCGACGGAGAAAGGGAAAGGGGTCATGGAACAACGAAACATGCTCACAGAGGCGGGAGCCCAGAGCATTCAAGACGAGAGCTACACCGGTCAGTTGGTCGAGAAGTGGGGCCGGTTCCTCAAGGGCGTCAACGAGCCATACACCCGCAAGGTGATGGCGATGCTCTTCGAGAACCAGTTCATGGACATGCGGCGTCAGCTCAACGAGGACACGCTTTCCACGAACGCCGGCATCTACACGAAGTACATCTTCCCCGTGCTGAGGCGGGTGTTCCCCAACCTCATCGCGAACGAGATCGTGAGCGTACAGCCGATGACCGCCCCCGTGGGCGCGGTCTTCTTCTTCGAGTACGTCCACGGCGAGTCCAAGGGGACCACGGCTGCTGGCTCCAACCTCATCCAGAACTTCGATGAGCACTACTCTTCGGAGTTCATCGAGGAGGAGCAGCTTGCTGTCGTGGCCGCAGGCCCGACGTGGAGCGGCGCCAATCCGGGAAGCGCAATCCTTCAGTACAACCCGGTCCGGCCCCTCGATACGGCTTCGAGCGTCTCGGTCGTCATGGAGGAGTTCGATCCGGCGACCGGCACCGTGGCGCAGAGCCACACCGATGACGGCGCTGGCGGATTCACCGGCGCGGCCTCGGGAGCTATCAACTACCAGACCGGCCAGATCACGAACTTCACGTTCGCTGCGGCCACAACCTTGGGCTTCCTCGTCAGGTGCTCGTATTACTACGACTCTGAGGCGAACAAGCTCATCCCCGACGTCTACATCGACATCAGCTTCGAGACCATCCGGGCCACTACCAGGAAGCTCAAGGCCAGATGGTCGAGCGAGGCGGCGGACGACCTTCGCGCTTTCCACGGTGTCGACGCCGAGACCGAGCTTGTCTCGGGTATCTCTCAGGAGATTGCGCTGGAGCTTGACCGAGACATTCTCGGCCAGCTCTTCACCGCGAGTGCCGGCATCACCAGCACCTTCGACTTCACCGTCCCGGCAGGCCTTTCCGAGGTCGACCACATCCGGTCCGTCATGACCAGGATGAGCGCGGTCAGCTACCAGATCCACAAGCAGACCCTCAGGGCACCGGCCAACTGGGCCGTGACGAGTCCCGAGGTCTCCGCGAAGCTGGTCCAGATCCAGACGCACGGCGACTATCGCCCCGCGTGGGTCTCGAACCCGGCTGGCGTGCAGGGTCCCTACGATGGCACCGTCGTGCCGCCTTCGTACGGGCCGCTCACCGCCCATCAGGGCATTCTCCGCATGGGCCCCCTGTCCAACAAGTGGATGCTCTACCAGGATCCCTTCTTCGCCTGGAACCAGATCATGCTGGGGCTTCGGGGACAGAGCTACCTCGATGCGGGCTTCGTGTTCAGCCCGTACGTGCCGCTCCAGATGACCCCGACCTTCCTCGATCCGGACGACCAGACCTATCGCAAGGGTCTGCGAACCCGGTACGCGACGAAGCTCCTCCGGGCCGAGTGGTTCGGAAGGGTAACGATCACTGGCGGCCTCTAGGCCGACACCGCGTTTTCTGCACCACCTTCCTAAACGACAGCCTCTTTGATTGTTAGCCTTCCAAGGCTGCGATAGGCTCGTCACATGCGACCATCAGAGGAGCTTGTGCAGGCCATTTTTGAGATGAGTGCCCGTGAGGTCCGCAAGAAGCTCCGGAAGGCTGGTTGTCGTGAGCTACGTCAGAAGGGGAGCCACATACAGGTCTTTTGTCCTCCGGACCGCCAGGGCACCGTGCCGGCCCATGGGAGCAAGGATATCAAGAAGGGCACCCTGAAGAGCATCGAGAAGTCCCTGTGGATCGACCTTGATGGGGACGGCAATCCTCCTCCGCGCTGATCAGTCTTGGCCCACCCTTTTGGTGTTGCAGTGGTGTAGTGTAGACTGCGGTGGTGTTGGCGGGAGCCAGTGCTCCCGTTTTCATTCGGAATGGAGGAGGCCCGATGGCCAAGAAGTACACGAAAGCTCCGGCGTACGTTGGCAAGTACCTCAGCGTCAAGGGCAAGAGCGTGAGGGACGGCGAGATCTTGATTGGCAACCTTCAGCAGTACGTCGTCCTGGGGATGTTGGTTGAGGTCGAGGCCGACGAGGTCAAGGCAGCGCCGCCGCCGAAGGTGTCACGTCGAGAACCTGAGCCTGCTCCTGAGCCTGCTCCCAAGCCTGCTCCTGAGCCTGCTCCCAAGCCTGCTCCTGAGCCTGCTCCCAAGCCTGCTCCTGAGCCTGCTCCCGCGCGAGAGGAAGCACCATCTGGTGGCATGACGAAATCCCCTGCGGCGAAGTTTGCCAGCCAGCAGGAGGCTGCCTTGTCAGGCGCCGTCACGTCGAGGGTGGAGAAGCGTGAGGACGAGCCAGAGAAGTCGTCCAGCAAGAGGGACGAAAAGAGGTCTTCCTCGAAGAAGGCATCTCGAAGGGGTAAGAAGTAGCCATCTCGTAGTACACTGACCCTTTGGAGGGTTCTGGATGGCTACTCCTTGCACGAAGGCCACGGCTATGGCCTGGGCCAAGAGGCGTCTTGGTTGTGGCGTTACGGTGCTTGAATTCACCGACGAACACGTCGAGGATGCTTTCGACGACGCAACCCGGTGGTGGATTTCGAAGAAGGGCGTCAAGCGCACTGCGGTAACCATCGTTGCGACCGGCATTCAGGAGTATGCGATGCCGGACGACACGGACGAGGTGCTTCAGGTTTGGTTCCCTGGCGTGCAGGTCGACATCATTGCGGCCGTCAATCCGTTTGCCTTCATTGACATCGACATGCTCCCGGTGGCCTACCAGAGCATCACAGGTGTCCCTGGCGGCTCATTCTTCGGAACCTTCCATCAGATCCTTGCTCACGCCGAGACGGCGCGGAGGGTCATCGGGGCCGAGCCGGCGTTCGAGTATGAGAAGGTCACGAACATCCTCAGCATCTTTCCTCGGAATCATGCCTCTGGAACAGTCCTGGCGCGCTACGCCAGCAACGTGTTGACCTCAGAGACGGAGGACGACGACTTCTGCAAGAAGATCAGCGTCAGGGACCGGGACATTATCCTTCGATATACCTTGGCCATGCTCAAGGAGACTCTTGGCCGCATCCGGTCGAAGTATTCTGAGTGGCCGAGTGCTGGAGGCTCGAAGACGATGGACGGTGACACGTTGCTCATGGAGTCGCAGACTGAGCGTGGCGAACTCAACGAGGAACTCATCGGGCTTTCTGATCCGGTGCCGTTCGTAGTGGGTTGAGGGTATGAGGCTTTCGGAACAGTTGGCTGGAGCGATAGCCGAGGCAAAGGACTTCAATCCGGACGAAATCGTTGTTTTTCAGAAGACAGCCGACAACATCAGAGTGATCCTGTGGAGTGACGGCTCGATCACGAGTGGGATGGGATTCAAACTGAAGGGTATCCCACTGGTCCGGCCCAAGACGAAGGCGAAGCTCGACCTCGCCATCCGGGTCGGGTCCATGCTTCTCGGTGATTTGAGCCTCTACGATGCCTCGGAGCTTGGGGCGGCCTACAAGGCCTACAAGTGGGCAACGGAGAAGCACAAGACACCCGGCGAGGCGAGGACGAGGTTCCATAAGGCTGCCGGGGGTGGCGCGAAGAAGACGACGTTCAAGCCGAAGTGGGAGGTGCTGCGAGCTGATCGGAAAGGTAAGCCGACTGAGCGCGTTTGGCGGCTTCCTCGGATGCGTTGGCCTGGCCTCGTCGTGTGGGACCACATGGGGAAGTGGCGTGGTGGCAGAGAGCGTTATGAGCTTGTGAATCTTGACCGTGGCGGTATTGCCAAAGGCACCGGGTTCACTTTCAAGAACATGGTGGATTTGGAGCAGCATTTGCTCGGGCTGAAGTGGTGATGGAGGGTGTGATGAGCAGTTTGTCCGAGGGGCTGCGAAGTTACGTCGTGCCGGTCACCGAGGGCGCGGGTGGCGAGGATGTCCTCTCGATGGTCGAGGAGATCGTGGTCAGCATCGAGGAGGTCATCGACGTTGGCAAGAAGTACCGCGGCGTGACCAAGCACCTCAATATGGCCCTCCGTCATGCGAAGCAGGCCGAGTCCGCAGCCGAGGGGTTGTAGTGGAGCACTTCGTTCCTGTTGAGTACGTGTTGGACGAGGCCAAGAAGAGGTCCAGCGGTGGTCTGCGGAAGAAGCCTCCACAGCAGAAGCCGAGGCCTGGCGGTCTCAAGGGCAAGGCCAAGGTCGACAAGGTTCCGGCCCAGCTCCAGCACTGCGTCCTGGCCGTCAGGAAAGGCCGGAAGGGCGGCAAGGGGAGGAAGAGCACTCGGGCAGCCTGGAACATCTGTCGGTGGTCGTTGACTAGACATGGTTACCTGAAGGGTCCGTACAAGAAGAACGCGAAGCTCTCGTCGCTGCGGCAGACGCAGAAGGGGTCACGTCGCACGATGAAGCACGCGATGGAGAAGGAGGGGCCGGCGAAGTACAAGCGGTTCCGGGACCTGTTCAGGGAGCTTGAGCCAACGGTATAGGGGTTCAAGATGAGACTTTCAGCCCAGCTTTCAGAGGCGGTAAGACAGGGCTTTGGTCCTGGCGGCGCGTGCAGGTGCCCAAGGTGTGGCCACTCTGAGCCCCACAAGACAGGGAAGCCGTGCATGGACATCGTTTGCTCGAAGTGTGGAGCGAGGATGGATCGCAGCGATGCGAGTGTTGAGCATGTTGGGCTGAATGAGGTGCAAGAAGGCGCCGAAGGCGAACTGAATCTCACTGGTGAATGGGCCAACATCAAGCCAGGCACCGTGCTCACTCTGCGTCGCATGACCATTTACGCCAACCCTGGGCACGTACCGTCCGAGCGCAAATCGAAGAAGGTCGTCAAGTCGGCGAGGGTGGTGAAGGAGTTCGGAGGCGGTGGCAGTGCCCTCCTCAGCATCAGGTTCAAGAAGGCCGGCAAGAAGGACCGCGTGTTCAAGATGAACGAGACGCGGCGTGGTGGTTACATCCTCAACAGCTACGAGAAGCCTCCGGTCAAGTATGAGGTCGAAGCCATCGACGGCACGGCGGTCTGAGATGGCCAGTGAGGCGAAAATCCGGAAGCTCGTTGAGCCCTATGTTGACCTCCCGCCGAAGAAAAAGGGCGTAAAGTACGACGGTAAGGTCGTCCACATGCGGCCTGTGACCGATCAAGTGTTTGCGATCCTGACGGGTGGAATGCTGCCCGAGGAGGCAGGGATGGGCATCGAGGAAGGACGCTCCACATTCCACGGCAAGGACGGTCGCTTCACGCGCTCGCGGGCGGCCCACACGGTGACCAGGGAGGGGGAGCGGTTCAAGATGGTGCGGCAGCTTCGTCGTATCGGCCCAAGGCTGGCGCCAGAAGCTCCTCCAGAGGACGTGGAGCCAGAGGCCCCAACCGAGGAGGCGTCCGAGGCTGCGCGCTCCTTGGTGGGCCTTCTGGCGGCATCACCGGGGTGGACCTCGATGCACAACGTCACCGAGGCCGTTTTCGGTGAGATGGTGCCATCGAAGAAAAAGCGTCATCGAAATTGGAAGGAGATCTCCGACGCAGAGCGAAGGGGTGAGCGCCGGGACCCATCGAGCACTACCCACAAGCCTGATGAGTGGTACGACTCGGATGTCTATGATGACTTCGAGACCGTTGGTGAGGTGTGAGGAGGAAGTTGGGATGACGTTGAGTGGGAAGCTGGAGGAGGCCATCCACGGTGGTGAGGAGCAGGAGACGCTCGACGAGCTTTTCGAGGTCGATGCGAGCGAGTTCGAACCCATCGAGGAGAGGTCCGGAGAGGACGCCATCACCGTCGCCAGGCGCATCGTCAAGAACCACCAGTGGGAGAAGATCCAAGGTGCGGCGGTTGACGCATGGACTGCCAGCGCCATTATTGGGGTCTACGACGCGCTCAATGAAAAGAACAAGGCGTCGTTCAGGAAGATGCCCATCCGGAAGATGGCTGAGGTGGCCATACGACTTGCCAAGATGAGCGGGGTCAAGTCGAGAGGTCTGTGACGGTGCCCCGTGGGTGATAGA